TATGGCTATTGGCAGATACGTTGCACAAAGGGCGGGAATCGGTATCAACGCAGGCAGAATCCGTGGCATCAACGCTAAAATCCGAGGCGGAGAAGTTCAGCACACAGGCGTTGTTCCATTTCTCAAAAAGTTTGAAGCAACTGTCCGATGCTGCACTCAAAATGGCATCCGAGGTGGATCAGCGACTGTCCACTTCCCAATCTGGCACCAAGAAATAGAGGATATCATTGTACTCAAAAATAATAAAGGGACAGAAGATAATCGTGTCCGAAAACTGGACTACAGCATCCAAATTTCTAAACTCTTCTACGAAAGATTCATCAAAAACCAAGAGATTTCTCTCTTCAGTCCTCATGACGTTCCAGGTTTGTATGATGCTTTTGGCACTGATGCGTTTGATGACCTCTATGTGGGTTATGAACGAGATCTCTCTATTCCAAGAAAGACTATTGGGGCACAGGAACTAATCCTAAATCTGCTGAAGGAGAGGGCAGAAACTGGTCGTGTTTATATTATGAATATCGATCATTGCAACTCTCATTCATCTTTCAAAGATAAGATTGAGATGAGTAATCTGTGTCAAGAAATTACGTTGCCAACTTACCCTCTTCAACATATTGACGATACTGTAGGAGAAATTGCACTCTGCATTTTATCTGCAGTTAATGTTGGAAAGGTTAAGTCTGATGATGAACTTGAGAATCTTTGTGATCTTTCTGTGAGAGCATTAGATGAATTGATTGATTATCAGAAATACCCTGTAGCTGCCGCAGAAATCGCCACCAAGGCACGTAGATCTCTTGGTGTAGGGTTTATTGGGTTGGCTCACTATTTGGCAAAACTGGGTTTCAAATATGAATCTCAAGAAGCATGGGATGCAGTTCATGGACTGTCTGAATCTTTCCAATTCTATCTTTTAAAAGCATCTAATCAACTTGCTAAAGAGAAAGGTCATTGCGAATACTTTGGTCGCACCAAATATTCTGATGGAATTCTTCCGATTGATACATACAAGAAGGATGTTGATGAAATTTCTTCAATAAATTACCAGCATGATTGGGAAGGTCTTAGAGCATCTATCTTGGAATATGGTTTACGGAACTCAACACTGTCCGCACAGATGCCTTCGGAGAGCAGTTCCGTTGTGTCAAATGCCACAAATGGAATCGAACCACCTAGAGATTTCTTGTCCATTAAGAAATCAAAGAAAGGGCCTCTTAAGCAAATTGTTCCACAATATACATCTCTCAAGAATCACTATGACCTTCTTTGGGAGATGAAATCTAACCGTGGCTACATCAACGTTGTTTCGGTGATGCAAAAATTCTTTGACCAGGCAATTTCTGGTAATTGGAGTTACAATCCAGAGAATTATCCAAACAACGAAATTCCTGTGTCAACTATGGCACAAGACTTTTTGACTACATATAAGTACGGTTGGAAGACCAGTTATTATCAAAATACTTATGATATTAAGACTGATGAAGTGGAAGAAACAAAATCATCACTAGAAAGTATACTATCAGAGATAGAAAATTCAACGGAGGAAGATTGTGAGTCTTGTAAGATTTAAAACAAACAAAGAAGATAATGGTATGATAGTTGATTCGATGACAGTTTTCAATTCTGAAGAAGTTGATACTAAAAAACAACCAATGTTTTTTGGAAAACCTCTTGGAGTTCAACGATATGATTCTTACAAGTATCCAGTATTTGATAAACTTACAACACAACAATTAGGATATTTTTGGAGACCTGAAGAGGTCTCTCTTCAAAAAGATCGTGGAGATTATCATTCTTTACGACCAGAACAAAAACATATTTTTACTTCCAATCTAAAGTATCAGGTGATGCTCGACTCTATTCAGGGTCGGGGTCCTGGTATGGCATTTGCTCCATACTGCTCTCTTCCAGAATTGGAAGCCTGTATGAAGGTTTGGGAGTTTATGGAGATGATTCATAGTCGTTCTTATACTTACATCATTAAGAATGTGTATTCAGATCCATCAGAGGTCTTTGATACGATTCTGAAAGATGAACGTATTATGGAACGTGCTTATAGTGTGACATCGGGTTATAATGATTTCATTAATCATGCACATGAGTATGATAATGGAAATGATTGGAAGCACGCATTAGAGCAAGTTCCCACCGCACTAGAGGGCAGATATGAACTCAAACGCAAACTCTATCGAGCAGTTGCAAACGTTAATATTCTTGAGGGTATTCGTTTTTACGTTAGTTTTGCATGTAGTTTTGCTTTTGGCGAACTCAAACTCATGGAAGGAAGTGCAAAAATTATTAGCCTTATCGCAAGAGATGAAAATCAGCATTTAGCAATTACTCAAAATATTTTAAATAAATGGAAAACTGGAGATGATCCAGACATGAAGAAAATTGCTAAAGAGGAAGAAGAGTGGCTCTATAAGATGTTTGATAATGCTGTAAATGAAGAGAAACGCTGGGCAGAATATCTGTTCAAGGATGGTTCTATGATTGGTCTGAACGATAAACTTCTTCAAAAATATGTAGAATGGGTTGCAAACAGAAGGTTGAAAGCAATCGGTATGAGACCTGTGTATGACATTGCAGCAAGCAATAACCCACTTCCATGGACTCAACATTGGATTTCTTCTAAAGGTCTTCAGGTAGCACCTCAAGAGACTGAAGTTGAATCTTATGTTGTTGGTGGAATTAAACAAGATATAACCAAAGACACCTTTGCTGGGTTTAGTCTTTAATATAATTTTTTATACGAGGGTTTCAAAACCCTCTTTTTTATTGGGCCTTGACGGGCCCTTTTTTTATGAGTAGACTAGGTTTGTCGCCGTTAAAGATAAATAATAGCTCATTGAATTCTATAAGATGAGTTATGAAAATCCATGGATATATGAAGAGAAACCTTTTGAGTCTGATGATATTATGGATTACTTTGGTTTTGTCTATTACATTACCAATAAGTCCAACGGACGATCGTACATTGGTAGAAAGTATTTCTGGTCGTTTAGAAAACCTCCTGGAAAGAAAAGAAAAGTAAAACAAGAATCAGATTGGAAAAAGTATTATGGTTCTTGTCCAGAATTAAAAGAAGATATAAAAAAGTATGGTAAAGAGACCTTCAGTAGAGAGATATTGAGTTTACATAAAACTAAAGGTCTTTGTAACTATGAAGAAACCAAACAGTTGTTCTTAAATAATGTCTTATCCGAGTCACTTGACAATGGAGAACCAGCATATTATAATTCCAACATCCTTGGCAGATATATGCGAAAGGATTATGGCTATTTTTCTAAATAACCAAGTGCCGTGAAGAATATTATATTCTTATGACGGATGTCGTCTTTTATTAATTTAATGATTAACAAAATTCTTTTTGGTCTGCTTTCAATTTCCATTCCATCAGCATGTGCTTATCCTTCAATCAATCAAATTGATTCTCTTCCCAAGATTGATGTTTCTGTAAATGAAGAAAGGGCAGTACCTATTAAGGTAGTAAAGAAAACTTGGAAGTGTCCTGGATGTAATGATAACGAAAAATATGTCCTTGAACAACTTCAAGAAAAAACCCGTATTAGTGATCGTAATGCTCTTGCGACTATCATGGGAAACATTAAGTCAGAGAGCAACTTCCATCCCAACATATGCGAGGGAGGGGCTAGAGTTCCTTACAACGCTTGCCATCGTGGGGGTTATGGTCTTGTTCAGTGGACCACAGTAAATCGTTATAATAACCTTGGTAGGTTTGCTAAAAAATATGGTTATGATCCTTCTACACTTGAGGGTCAGACTGCATATATGATTAACGAAAATATATTCCAACGATATCTACCTATGTTTGAGGGCAGTGGCCAAACTGTCCGTCAGTACATGGTTCCTGCCTATTATTGGTTAGGATGGGGAATCAAAGGATATCGTGAACATTATGCATATGACTACACTAAAAAAATGGTACTAGCATGACAACATTTTTGAACAAAATCAAAATCAAAAACGCAATCAAAAACACAATCAAAACAATGAAAGAAAAATTCGAGACACAAACTTCTCTTCTTGAAAAAAAGAATATTCATTGTTCAATTGATAAAGAAGAAGTTGATTGTGATGAAATGAATGCTCCTTCATACATTGGTGTTCCTGCACCAATGTATCTTGAAGATGACCCTTGGTTTGGTTCTGCCCCTATGAAAACTGAAAAGCAGATTGATTACATGAAGCAAGAATTTGAAATGAAACGTCAGGAACGAGAAGAGCAATTCTTGGTAACTGGTGAATCAGAAGATATTCATCAGAAAATGTATGAGATTGCTACCAAGAATCAGAATACAACTCTAAATTTAAATCCTATTGGTGGTTCTGAAAACTTTCATGAAGGCCCTGGTGGTTGGAACTCCGGAACTGGTATGGGGCAATTTAAAAAATGAGTGAAAAAGATTGGCGTTATAATGACACTAAAATGTCATTGAGAACCAGTGCCTTAAATGTTCTTCTCAAAAGATTTGGGTCAGAGATATGTTCTGATGGATCACCTAGATATTCCAACCAAAGTATTTACGAATGTGTTCATGATTGGGTTTCACAGGGCAATGTAAATACAAATGGTATTGTCAAATATTATGAGGCTTATTACGCATGAAAAAATTTCTTCTTGCTATGATTCTTGTTGCTTCTCCTGCATTTGCGGGAGAATCAAAAACTCCTAAAGAATTCTATACTATGGACTCTATGGGTTGTATGCTCCTTCGAGAATGCACTAAAGATGTCCAACAAGTCTTCAGTATCAATGATATTGCTAATGCTCATCCCAATAGTGATTACGATTTTGTTGCTGATGAGTTCAACAACATGCTCGTTTCCCTTGATCAAATCGGAGTTAAGGTGTTTCTAGCAGATGAAAAGTATTTTCCTGTCGGACATCGTGGGGTTTATCATACCGTCGGTAATAACTTTTTTCTGAATAAATCCTTTATGCATCGTCCTGGTGTTCTTATGTCTGTGATGCGTCATGAAGGATGGCACGCAGCACAAGACTGTATGGCAGGAACGATTGACAATAGTTTGATTGCTATTATCAAACCAGAAGAAGATGTTCCTCCACTGTGGCGTGAGATGGTAGAGCGTACCTATCCCAAGTCTGCTGTACCTTGGGAAGCAGAAGCAACATGGGCAGGTAAGACTAAAGGGATGACAGCTGATGCACTCTCTGCTTGTGCTACTGGTGCTATGTGGGAAATTTATGAACCAACACCTTTGACCCGTAAATATCTTGTAGAAGAAGGTTTTATGTCTAAATAGTAACATTCCTACAAGGAAAAGACCACCCAAGGAGAATCCTGCGAAACTCTTTAGTGTTATAATGGTGGATTCTCTGTTGGAAAGCAATTTTCAAACATGTCTAATTTAACAAGAGATGTGTTAATCAAGACCATCGTTGCCGAAGAAATGAAATCCTGCGACAGTCCTGATTACACTCAACAATTAAAAAATACTTATCATAAATGGAATCATGAATCTAGTGCAAATCTTTGTCAAAAATACAATCAATTAAATCACACTAGTATTACAGTTGATATATTAGATTAATTATGTTGGAGATTGGTAGTGAATAAAGTGCATGAAATTTTTCCCCTTGTAGTTTATCAAGGAACGGTTGATTGCCATAGAGAATTTAAAGAAAAAAATATAGATTCTCTTCGTGACTATTGGTTTAATGGATATGAAAATGAAAGCCCGGAATATTCTGGAAAAATATTTGCACATTTAAATCCAGAATATAAGATGTTTTTCAATTCATTGAAAAAGAATCTTAATGAATATCTTGAACATCTGAATGTTAATCATAATCTGATTAACTATCATATTGTAAAAACTTGGGTTGGTTACCATAAAGATGATGAAACTCCATCTGTAGGCCCACATTTTCATAATGAATCCAATATTAGTTTTGTTTATTATTTGAAAACAGATTCGACATCTGATAAACTTTGTATAAGTCAAGCATCTAATCGTAATGAGATATCTGGAGGATTGTTTGAAACTTCTCATGCAAAAAATGTAATTGCAAGATTCAATAGATATAATTGTAATTACTATACCATCACTCCAATTGAAGGTACTGTAGTGCTTTTCCCAAGTGATACTCTACATCATATTCAAAAGTTTACTCAAAGAACTGATGAAAGAATTGTTATTGCTGGTGATATACGCATTACATTGAAGGAAAATAATCCAAGTTATCATCAAGGATGCACTCACCCTTCTCAATGGTTAGAACTATGACAATGGAAACCTCATATAAAATTGTTATAGATGATCGTAAACCTGTAATGATAAAACACTCTCTGATTTGTCATCCTCCAGCAGATCCATATCTTGTAGATAATGTTGATACTTCTTATCCTGGTATTGTCATAAAGTATGATAATGGATATCTACTGGAAGATGGTGTACATAGAATGGCTAAACTTCAAAGGCAAGGAGTATATGAATCATTGTTTTATGTTGTAACTATAGACGAGTATAAACGAGGACTGGTTCATATGATGTTTATGGGAAAATTTATACCATTGGGTGAATGGAATGCACAATCTTTATCTCCATTGGGACATTAAAATCATAAATACAAGAGCCTCACTCTTTTTTAAATGACAGATTCAAAACTGACTAAAAAAGAGGATGCCAAAAAGGAAAATAAATTTGACTGGGCAGATGAAGGTCTGTCTGCGTTAGTGCGTGTTGTTATTTTATCGTGGTCTGCAGCAATTCTTACACTTAATTATGTAACGATTCCTGGTGTCCCACAGAAGAATATTGATCCAACTTTCATTGCCAGTGTGTTTACCGGAACTTTGGCCACTTTCGGAGTTCAACCTGCAAAGAAAAAAGATGAAGAATCTTCTAAAAAAGAAGTAGAAAAAAAAGAAAAAGTTGAGTGATAATGTATAATATATCCAAGGAACCTGAAGAAAAAGATGTAAAGTCTAAATCGCCAATTAAGATTGCTGCGTTGGCATTAGGTGCCATTGTTGGCATTTCTCATATCGGTCTTCTTGGTTATTTACTTAATGATAATACTCCTAAAGTAAGTCAAGTTCCTGTTATTAATATTCCTCGTGGCCCATATTCATCTTATAGAATTAGAGCCGGCAAGGATGGGTATGAGATTGAGTATCGTGCAGATGATCCAAAGATTTTAGAATCTGAAAGATCTCTTGATGTTGATAAGAATAAGAGAGGATTGTTTGGTGGAGGATCTGAAAAACGTAATGAGTATCGTCGGGATCAATATACTAGAGAAGGAACACGCAACCTAGGAGGCGGATCAGTAGATGCCGAGGGAAAGACTCTTGCCAAAAGCGAAGAGTGCATACGGGCGGACGCTGGAGCACGGTCACAAGGTGCGATGGCAGGTAGTGCGATTGCTGCTGGTGTAGCAGTTCCAGCACTTGTCAACATTCCTTACATTGGATGGTTAGCAGGTGGATGGGCATTACTTTTAGGCCAGAAAGCAGGATCTGAAATTGGATCTGAAGTTGGAACTGTATTTAATGATTGTTAACTAATGTACACATTTATAAATTATGCGACAGCATTTTGGTCTGTCGTGGTGATGAATTGTATTCAACCTGCAAATTGGCAATATTGCTATCGGGTTGATGAATGGCTACTGCCAGAAGTAAGTCAGGGAATCAAAATATATTTTGATAAGAATCATAATCATTTGTATCAAGAAGAGAAAAAATACCTAGATAGTGTAGTCGAGTAAACTTTTATGAAGTTCTTTTTTGCACTTCTAGCTACATTTTTTCTAGCACTTCCGGCATGGGCAGTTGATGTTACTATGGGTTCTAATGGTAACCTTGTTTTTGATCCTGCTGAAGTTACTATTAGTGCTGGTGAGTCAGTACATTTTGTTAATGGTATGCTTCCTCCCCATAATGTTGTTGTAGAAAATCATCCAGAATTGGGGCATGAAGGTTTAGTAATGTTACCAGGTGAAGACTTTGAAGTTGCATTTCCAGAATCTGGTGACTATACTTATTGGTGTGCGCCACATAAAGGTGCTGGTATGATCGGTACTGTACACGTTGAATGATATGAAAAAGATTAACAGTTTTGTTCTGAACCTTACTGTTAAAATAATTGATTATCTCTATAGGGGTAGATACTTTCAACGTTTTTGGGTGCTTGAGGAGATTGCTCGGGCACCCTATTTTGCATTTTTAAGTGTCTTACATTTTAGGGAATCATTAGGACTTCGTGGGTCAGAACACCTTTATCTAATGGAGGAACATTTTGCTCAAACAATTAATGAAACAGAACATCTGGAATATATGGAAAGTCGGGGCGGTAATTCTTATTGGATTGATCGTTTCTTTGCCAGACACCTCGTTCTTGTCTACTATTGGATTAATGTATTTTATTATTGGGTGGCTCCTGTTTCTGCTTACCATCTCTCCTATGAAATAGAAATACATGCAGCAATGACATATGCACATTACTTACAGTATCATGATTGGAATGATGAGAACATTTGGCGTATAATGAATGATGAGATACAACATTTTCAGGAACTACATACTTCAATGGAGATGATAAAATGAAGGTAGGAATCATCGGTCTGGGACGAATGGGAGAAGGAATGTCCCGTCGTCTCATCAAAGCAGGTCATGAAGTATGGGGGTATAGAAACAACTATGCAAAAGCTGAAGAACAATATGAAAAGGGTTATATTAGTGGATGTACCACTTCTGTGGAAAGCCTTGTTCAAGTAGTTAGATCTACACCAAGTGATAGAAGAGCACCTGGTATTTTCATGATGGTAGTACCAGCAGAAACAGTCGAGGGCACAATTAATGAGTTACTACAATTTTGTGTGGAGGGTGATATTATTATTGATCATGGCAATTCCAATTTTAAAGACACTCGCAGGAGAGCAGAAAGGCTTGCTAAATTGGGCATCCAATATATTGACTGTGGTACTAGTGGTGGTGTTTATGGTTTGGAGCGTGGATACTGTCTTATGGTTGGTGGTGCAAATACTGCAGTATCCGTCTGCGCTCCTCTCTTCCGCGCCCTTGCTCCAGGAATCGATGCTGCTCCCCGCACAGACCCTTTGAGTCGTAGTACTAGTGCTGAATATGGTTGGTTACATTGTGGAGGACCAGGTGCCGGACACTTTGTGAAGATGGTTCATAATGGTATTGAGTATGGAGTGATGCAGGCATATGCTGAAGGATTTAATATTTTAGAGAATGCAAATGCAGGTGCCAAGTATGTCAAAGCAGGAGATGCAGAAGTTGCTCCAATGGATAATCCAAAAGATTATTGCTATGACATCGATGTTTCTGAAGTGGCTGAGTTATGGCGTCGTGGTTCTGTTGTTGGTAGTTGGTTACTCGATCTTACCGCTGATGTTTTACGAAACGATCATCACCTTGATAAGTTCGATGGGGGGGTCAGTGATTCTGGGGAGGGTCGTTGGACTGTCCATGCTGCTGTGGATCTTGGGATACCCGCTCCTGTTATCAGCAGTGCTCTGTATGAGAGATTTAACTCTCGCCGTCTTGGTGCTTTCGCGTCCAAGGTTCTAAACGGTATGAGATATATGTTCGGTGGTCATCATGTTCGGTGAGTTTCTTAAATTCCTCGCAATACCCTTTGTGGTATCCACCATATATTTCGGGATACGAAAAGGTGAAAATAACTACTATGAATCAGACGACTATGACGGAAATGGAACTGCCCACTGATTACCTGTCCAGGAGGATAGTCATCTTCGGTGCTACTGGGGATTTATGTAAAAGAAAACTGATTCCTGCATTGTATCAATTGTGGGAGAAAAAACTTTTACCAGAACAACTTTTGATTGTTGGGGTGTCTCGTAGAGAACATTCTAAAGAGTCATGGATAGAGCATCTTGGTAACTATCCGGAAGAATTTACATATTGGTTGGATTTTGTTTGTGCAGATCTTAATAATCAAGATAGTTTGACCAAACTTCATGATGATAGTGTAGATACAACGTATTTTTTATCTGTTCCTCCAGAGAGCTATGAAAATGCAATCATCAACCTCAAAGAAGCAGGATTTTTGGATGACCCGGATCATTCCAGAGTGGTTATCGAAAAACCCTTTGGACGTGATCTTCAATCTTCTAATCATCTACAGTCTGTGGTTAGCAGACATCTACGGGAGAAACAGGTATATCGCATTGACCATTATCTTGGCAAAGATACTGTTAATAACATACTTGCTACTCGGTTTGGTAATATTTTGCTGGAACCACTTTGGAATCGTAATTACATAGAAGAGATTCAAATCTTTGCGACGGAGACGATTGGTTGTGAAGGGAGGTCACAATATTATGATACTGCAGGTGTTGTAAGAGACATGTTGCAGAATCATATGCTTCAGGTTCTTTCACTCATTGCAATGGATGCTCCATGTAGAATGGATGCAAAAGAAATTCGTAGAGAAAAAACAAAAGTTCTTGCTGCCACAAGACTTGGGAAAAAATTTGTTACTGGTCAGTATGAAGGTTATCGCAAGGAACAAGGTGTTGGCCCAGAGTCAATGACTCAAACCTTTGTTGCCGGTGATTTGTATGTTGATAATTGGAGATGGGAAGGTGTTCCTTTTTACTTTATGACTGGTAAGAAGATGCCCTATCAGTGTGTGGAGGTCGTTGTGAAACTCAAAGCACCACCTGTTGGATTATTTGAGGGAGAAACACCTGGTCGTATTGTGATGCGTTTACAACCACATGCACACCTTGATATTCAGATTGATGTCAAATCACCTGGACTTGGTGAAGAAGTTGAGAAAGCAACTCTTACACATCGATATCCTGATTGGCTGGGTGTGGATGGTTATGAGAAATTATTCTTTGATGCAATTAATAATGATCAATCACACTTTGTTCATTCCGATGAGGTGACGGAATCATGGAGAATTGTTGATGATCTTCTTTGTACTGGTGATTCTTGTCCTGTAAGAACCGCACCTTATATTTACAAAAAAGGTTATTGGGGCCCTTGGAACAAAGTAGAACAAATTACTAAATGGGATTATCCGGCATGATTGGGTTAGTCAGAAATGTAATGGAGACACCAGCACTTCTAGGTGTTATGTCATTTTTTCTTATCTTTGTTCCTATTTTAGGTATGTGGGCAGTCCACAAATATGGTTGGGAACACTGGGAACCTTTTTCTAAAAACCACAAATGAAAAACTTTTTAAGTAAATGGGGTTCTGATATAGAACCACCACCAGAGTACGTAACTAAAGAAGAAGTGCAGGAGATGATTGATGATGCCATACGAAAACATAATCGTAATGCTGGAATTATCAGCATGTGTGTTGGTTGGGTTGTTCTTGCACTTTTTGCTGAGGGTCTTCTTCGACTCATTGGAGTGATTGAACCATTATTTCCATGGCTTAAAATCGCATTGTAGAATAGATATGAACTTAATACTTAGACCTTTAAATGATATTAATGACGTAACTTGGAGCATCATTGTTTGCATGGTGCTCCTTTTGTTTGGAGTGGCATACTACATATATACTATTATGAAAATGGCTTATTCGGAGATGGACGATGAGCGACTTGACAAATAAAGATGCAGAACAGGATAAACAAATTGCTGTTTTGGAAAATTATTTTGGTAGTATGAGAGAACGAGTCATTGGTCTCGAAGAGAGAATGACACGTAAAGATGATTATGAGCGTCTTGAAAAAAATATTGACGAACTTAAAACCAGAGTTCGACAATTGGAAAGATGGGTATGGGGTGCGGCAGCTGTAATTGCAGTTGGTGCATTTGTGATTGGTATTGCAGCAAACGCACAGGAGACAAAAAATGGGAGCAATGAAAATTATAAATACTCTTATCATCGCTCCCATATTATATGAAACATATTCATCATATTATTCCAAAACATATGGGTGGAACTGACGACCCTTCTAATCTTGTAGAACTTACAATAGAAGAACACGCAGAGGCACATAAGAAACTTTATGAAGAATATGGTAGAGAAGAGGATAAAATTGCTTGGATGGGACTATCGGGGCAGATAGGCAAAGAAGAAATCGTCAAAAGAGTATTGAGTGAAGCAGGTAAAAAATCTGCAAGGATGAATAAAGAAATACAAAAAGAATCTGGTAGAAAAACTGGTCTTGCTAACAAAGGCAGAGTTCCTTGGAATAAAGGTAAGAAGATGTCTGAAGAGTATAAGAAAACTTTGAGAAATAGTCCTAATGTAAAACCTCCAAGTAGAAAAGGTGTTAAACTTTCAGAAGAAACTAAAAAGAAAATGAGTGAGGCACATCTAAATAGAAAAAGAAAATGAGGTATTTTTATGGGTGCTATGGTTCCGCCCAGCAGGAAGTCCTGCTATAATTTTAGGGTAGTTGAAATTAACAGAGTGCTTGATGGAGACACGATTGATGTCACAATTGATTTGGGATTTGATCTCTATAAGAAAGAAAGAGTTCGAGTCGCAGGAGTGGATACTCCGGAGAAGCGTACTAGGGATGAAGAAGAAAAGGCACTCGGATATGATGCCACAAATTGGCTCAAAGAGAAACTGGAGGGTGCTATTTCTGGTGATGATGAGTTGTCTGTTAGGACTGAACTTGTTGGTGGCGTCGGCAA